TGATTTCAGCCCCCTATCAGGTGCAGTGCGCGCCGCAGGGATGTTTCCCCGCTGGCTATTTCCCGTTCAATCACTTCCCTTTCCGGCTGGTATTCATCCGCCAGCCGGTCCCGCAGTGCGTCCAGGACGCGCAGCACGTTGCGCAATTCATCGGACAGGGTTACCGGGTTGGTGTCCACGTCAAGGCGGCCCACCCGGTTGGCCACGCTGCCCCACCTGTGGAACGGGCGGGGGCGCCGCGGTAATCATGGCTTGTACCCGCCCGCCGATCATGTCCGCCATGCTGTTGCCCATGTACCCCACGCCAAACGCCAATGCGTGGGTGAGCATGTTCAATTCCGCCAGCAAAGTGATGCCGGCTGCGGTTGACGTGATGGCGGCCAGGGATTCCGGCCAGTAGGTCACCCAATAGGTGCGGGCTGTAATGGTGCCCATGCCCGGGGTGCTTGCCTTGCGCATCATTGCCAGTTGTTTAAGCCAGTGCGTGGCAATGCCGCAAATGGCCATGAATACCACCACCGGCCAAACGAGTGCGTGCCCGTTCATTGCTGCCCCCTACGCTTCGGACCGGCTGGTGGGCGCCCCGTTGGATGCCAGCACCGGCAAGTTGGCCGCCACCTTGGCCATGGTCACCCCCACTGGCCACCTGTACCCCAGCACGCGGCCAGGGTCAAATGGCGCAATGCCCACATGGTTTCCCTGATTCCCGCCCAGGACCAACAGCCGGCCGGCGGTGTCGCGTCCCAGCACCAGCCCCACATGGCCGCCGCCGGTCCGTTCAAACACTACCACGCACCCGACCATGGGCGCGAAGATGGGCACGCCCCAGTCCAGCCAACCCCGGGCCCGGAACCACGCGGCCGGCAACGCCACGCCGCTTTCCTTCATGCACTGCGCCACAAAGACACCGCACCACGGGGTTTCATCGTCGCGCCACCACGCCTTAAGCCCCAACAGCCACCCGGCAATGGTGGGCGTGGTTTCCTTGCCGGGGGTTTCCGTCACCCCGATATAGGCGCGCGCGCGGTCCAGCCATACGGGGTCCCCGTTCATCGTGCCGCCCTCCGCCTGGTGCGGTGCTGTGGTACTTACGCCGCGTCCGGGTTTATATCGTCCAGTGCCTTGGCAATCGTTGCCAGCCGGTCCGCGGCCGCCACCAATTCCGGGGACGCATTGGGCTGCGCTGCAACTGCGGCCAGGATTTCCGCGAGTGCCTTTGTCAACTGGTCCGCAACGGCATTGAGCCTGGCCGCCAATTCCACTTGGGTTTCCATGATTAGCTCCGTTTTCGCGTTTATGAGAAACAGCAACCGCATTAAATGCGGGGATGGGGACACGGTGCAAGGAATTTTGAACCAACTGCACACGGCAATGCGCGCCCGGGTCAACCGTGTAAGGGCCATGGCGGTTTACCTTGTCCGTTCCGTATGCTGTCGGAATTGCTCCGCCAGGTCGCGGATCGCGGCTATAAATTCTTTGCGGTCATCATGCATTTCCACCCGCAAGTCTATGATTTGCTGCTGCTGCGCAACGGACACGGCTTTTAGCGAAGCAATTTCCTGCGCGGCCTGCGGGGTCATGCTGCCATTGCGGTTTTGCAGGATCAGCACCGCATCCGCGTTTTGGGCCACTTTCTGCGCCAGGATGCCCACGGAAAACGCGGTGGCGCAAATGCTAAGTCCGAGACTTACCAGCGATGGGACCGAAAACAGCGGGCTGCGTGCATTGCGCCGGGATGCGTTTCCGTCCTCTATTTCAATTTTGCGCGTGGTCACGTTTCCACCGTGGAGCGTCCCGGTGAAAATGTCGGACTGCACTAAAAAATAACTGAATGTCGCGGCCGGCGCAACGCGGCCGGCTGGCGTCAAATGGAAATGACCAGCACCAAACCGCCGCCGCCCGCGCCGCCGCTGCCGCACGTGCCGCTCCCGTTGGTGCATCCGCCGCCGCCGCCGCCGCCGCCGCCCGGAAATGCCCCCTGCCCGCCGTTGCCGGAACTCTGGTTTGCGGTTTTGTTGCCGCCGCCGCCGCCGCCGCCCTTCCCGGCCACGCCGGTTTCCGTGGTGGACGTGGCGCCATTGTTCGCGCCGCCGGCGCCGCCTGCGTTGGTTGTGTAGCCGACAAGGGCACTTTGGTTTCCGCTGTTGCCGCCTGCGTACTGCGTGAAAGTGTCATTACCACCGCCACCGCCGCCGCCCGTGCACGCAACTAACCTTACCACGTTGTCCGCGGCTGCGGTCCCGGCAGATCCGCCGTTCCCCGCGCCGCCGCCGGCCCCGTTGGTGCGGTTTCCAGAACCACCGCCGCCGCCCGCCGCGGTGCCGGTGCCGGTGGCACCGGTGCCCTTGAGCCCACCATTTGCGGTTAAAAACCCCTCAAATGATGCCTTGCCCCCGTCCCCGCCATTGCTGCCGTTGCTGGTGTCCGTGGGCCCACCCGCGCCGCTGGTGCCGGCCGCGGCAATGGTCACGGTGACGGATGACGGCATGGTATTGGCGCGGAACCACCCCTCCGACCGTCCGGCCGCACCACCGCCGCCGCCGCCGCCGCGTTCCAGTCCCGCAATTTGCTTGCGCCCGCCGCCCCCGCCGCCACCACTGCCGGTGCACGCAACGTAAATCCATTTTGCGCCGGCTGGCTTATTCCACGTTCCGCTTGCGGTGAATTCCTGTACGTCCATGGCGATTGTCAGGTGAATGAAATAACGATGACGGACCCGTGCCCGCCGTCCCCACCCTTGCCGGAATTCCCCGCCGCATTGTCCGCCCCCGCGCCGCCGCCGCCGCCGCCGCCAGGGGTCGCACCGGCGCCGCCGCTGCCCGCCGGCGCCCCGGCCGCAATGCGCGACCCGCCGCCGCCACCACCCTTGCCGGCAAAGAATGATTGCGCTGTGCCGTCATTGCCGTTGCTGCCGCCCGCCGCGCCCCCGGTCACCACTGCATAGCCCACAATGTTGGCAAAGCCACTGGAATTTCCGCCTGCGTTGGTGGTTCCGCCGCTTGACTTTGCCGCGCCACCGCCGCCGCCGGTGGGCACTTCCCCAAAGGTGGTGGATGCCGCCCCATTAGCCCCTGCGCCGTCGCCGGAACTAGCGCCACCCGCGGTGCCGGATAACGCGGCCGCAAAATCAAACCCCACGCCGGCCGCGTCCGACACGGTGCCCTGTGCGGTTCCAATCCCGCGGCCGCCGCCAGTCGCATTGCAGTACGCGCCAAAGGATGATTGGCCGCCCGCGGTGCCATTATTTCCGCCGGATGTGTTTGCGGAAACCGCCGTCCCGCCGGTCCCGCCGGTCCCCACCGTTACGGATTCTGTGGTGCCCAAAGCACTTGCGCGCAGCCACATCCGGCTGGGCCCGCCCGCGGACCCGCCGCCACCGCCCCAGGCAATCAAACCAGCCGTGGAGCGGCGTCCGGACCCGCCACCACCACCCGCCCCAATGCAAATGACATACACCCATTTTGCCGCGGCCGGCTTGCTCCATGACGTGGTGCCCGGACTGGAGAAAATTTGCACGTCAGGCATAGGACACCACCACCACCAGTCCGCCGCCGCCGGTGCCGCCCGCACCACTCGCGCCGCTGCCCACCGGTGCCGTGCCACCACCACCGCCGCCGCCGCCTGGCACCGCACCGTTGCCGCCCGTGCCCCCAGTGCCGTTTGCAAATGTGCTCGCGCCGCCGCCGCCGCCGCCGCCGCCATACAGCCCGCCCCAATCGCTCCCGTTCGTTCCGGGGCTACCATTGCCACCGGCGTTGCCGTTGCCGCCGGCCGCGCCGGAATAGCCGGACACGTTGGAAAATGTATTGGCCCGGCGCCCGTTTATGGTGGTGGTCCCACCACCACCGCCGCCGCCCATCGGGCCAATCACCCGGTCCGTGCTGTCTGCATTGACGCCCGCGGTGGCGGACCCGGTGCACCCGGCATTGCCTGACCGGAAATTCCCGCCGCCTGCGGTGCCGCCTGCCACGGACGCGGTGTTGCCGCCCACACCCCCCAGTCCCGGACCGGCTTGCAGGTATTGGCCGAAATTTGACGCGGCCCCGTTGCCACCGTTGCCGCCGGCCAACGCGCCGCCGCCACTTTTCGCGGCACCGGCACCACCGCCGCCGCCCACCACCACGGAAACGCTACTGGGCAAATATGACCCATTGAATGCGGCGAACGTGATGCCGCCCGAACCACCGCCGGCGCCGCCCCCGTTGTTTCCGTAGTAACCGCCGCCGCCACCGCCACCCGCACCCACGCACAACACTTCAACAAATAATGCCCCGGTGGGTTTGCTCCAGGTCGCGTTGCTTGTATAAAACTGAATGTCGAGAATGTCCGGGGTGGCGCCCGCGGACGCGCCGCCGCCGCCCAACAATAGCGGAATCATGCTCACGTCAGGATTGCACCCATGACCACCGCCACGCTGGCGGACTCAAACCACAGGGATACAAAACCGTATTCTGACAACGTGCGGTCACCGGTGGTGGTCGTGCCCACCTGGCGGAGCGTAAAGCCGGACCCCTCAATGATGGAAATGGGGGACGCGGTATTGTTGTAAATCGAAAACGCATCACCCGCCGCAAACGTCGCGTCCGGGATCGTTATATTGCCGGACGTGGAATAACACTTGCCCACGATGGTGGCGGCCGCTGTTCCGCCGCTGGACGCCACGCGCGGCACGTTGCGGAAACCCACGCCGGACGTGTCCGCGGGGTCCTGCCACTTGCGGCCCGCCAGGGTGGTGGGGTCCGCGGTCAACAGTTGCCCAGCGGTCCGCGGGGCCAACCGTTCCAGCAAATCCGTGGCCGGCACCCGGCGGCCAAATACCGCGGCCGCGACTGTCGCGTTTGCACTGTTGCGAAATGTCGGATTTGGCAAGGTGCCCGCCAGGTCACCCCCGAGCAAAAATAGCGGGTTTAGATGTTGCGCGGCCACGCTATGAAATCCGGTTAACGTACCCGGTAAACAGCAATTTGCTTGCGGCGGATGCAAACGCGCCCACCACCATGCCACTGTTTAGCACTTGGCCGGTCATAATCGGAATGGGCCCACTGTTGGGCGGAATCGGGACCGCTTTGCACACCAGTTGGTCCGGGTCCGAAACCCCGCCCCATTCAATGGTCAGATTAACCGCCGCGGTGTCGGTGTTGGTCACCCACAAATAAATTTCATCAAATGACACGGTGCCAGCCACCGCGGTGTGCAGCGTGGTGCCCGCGGTGGCGGTTGCGGTAACTTTGATGGGTTTACCGCTGGTGGAACCGGACAATAAAACCCTTGAATATGACGGCATGACAGGTTCCCCTATGGTCCAAAGACTTGGCGGGCAATTTCCGCACTGGCGTCCGAGAAATCCACCGCCAGCGTGTCATCCGGGCTGAATACCAGCCCGCCGCCTTGCAGTGAGAGTCCAGTGCTGGTGAATAGTTGCGCGGCATTGTCTGCCGCGTTGGTGCCCAGGGATGCGGCTTTGACATAGTGCGGGACATTGACCAGTGACGGCGCCAGGGGCACACGCAAAATTCCCTTGCCACTTATCAACACCACGCGGTCCCCGTCCAGTGACGTTGTTTCATAGGCGGACGTTCCGCGCAGCCCGCGCCGGAAGTCTCCCAACGTCCACACCCCGCCGGCCAGGCTTGCCGTCATAAATTGCAGGATTTCCCACCGGCCATGGGCGCCAATGGCCAGCACGTTGGCGCCGGCGTCCAATTCCCCGGACGTGGCGGACACAAAGGTGCCGGAATCCGCCACCACTTCAATTGCGGATGCGGTTCCTTCAAACGCGGACACCAGGGTGCCAATGGTGGCGGCATCCTCGCATGATGCAATTGTGGTGTATTCAGTGCCGCCATTGAATGATTGCAGTATTGCGTATCCGTTCCATTCCGGCAGATACCCGCGACCCGCCGCATAATATCCTGCGTCGTTATCCGTGGGGCGCATGGCCGGAATGTCCAGCAAAATCACTTCGGTGGGACCCGCCAGTGGCACGTCCGTGGGCAGATTATTTTCCAGCGCCGCGTCATCCCCGCGCGTGGCGTAAGAAATCACCACTTCCCCGTCATCCCGGATAGCCTGGCACGCAATGATGCCCGGCAGTCCCGCGTCCACGGACACAATGCGCACCCGCTCCACGTTGCCGTCCACGGGCAACTCCACCACGTCCGTGGGGGTGCGCGCCAGGTGCGACATATCCAGTGCAAACCCGTACCCGTTGCGCGCGGTCCATGCGTCAAACAGGTAAATTTCCGCTAACTGCAATGCGGTGCTGTCTGACATGGAAATGGGCAATTGCACGTCCACTGCGTTAATGGCCGGGGTGGTCATCCTGGCGGCCAATTGTTCGCCTTGCTGGTAATCGCGCGACGGGCTCGCATAGGTCACCCGCATGGTGCGCGGTAATTCCACGTCCTGTTTGCGAGTTACCTCCACCGCCGGCGGCCGGTCCGATTCGGACTCATGGGCGCACAGGTCATCCGCCGTCAAGGTGACCAGTGGTGCGGCGCCGCGTTCCACAAAGACCAGTTGCCCGCCGGATTCAAACGCACCAAATAATCCAAACATGGCAACGGGGTTAATTGCTGCGCGTCCGTCCGAATTGCTGCCCACCACGTACCCGTCACACATGCTGTCCAGGTCCGTCACGTCAATTTGGCCCGCGGTCAAGCCGGCCCGTCCGCACAGTGCACTTACAATGTCCGCCACCGGCACCGGGAACACGTTTACCACGTCATCCGGCGCCACGTTTATGTACCCGTAAGACTGCGTGGCCGGATAGTGCACCCCATAGGTTAGCCCGCCCGGCATGTCGCCGGCGGCCACCGCCGCGTCATATGCCGCAATCCAGAATGCCGAATCTGAATATTGTGCGTGGCCCACGGGGCGCGCGGGGCTCAAGGGGTATTTTGTGACGTTAAGCCCGGACGTGGTGTATTTTTGCAACACCTTATAGGTGGTGGAATTGTCATATGCCCACACCGCGCCACGCCACGTTTGCCCCATTGCGTCAATGAAATAGCCCGGCACGTCCGGGATGGCAATATACGCCGGGTCATCGGCGGTGTCCGTGGGTGGCGCCGGGGTGCGCGTCACTTCCACTAAATCATCCGACTTCCATAAATAGTAGGGTGCGGCCGGCGCATATGGCGTGTACCCGGAATCAATCGTAACCGGCAAAAATGCGGCTTCCCCAATGCTGGTATTTCCGGTGCTGCTGTAGTACCAAATCCCGGTGGACTGAGAGGTGGGCCCGCCAAACCCGGACCACCAATTGAGCGTATCCGGCGGCATCATTTCGCCCAGGATTGGCGCACCCGGAGTGAACATCACACCCCACGCTAGTGATTCATTTATCACGCCACCGTTGGGGGTCCCCCCCGCAGTGGGAACTCCCGGCACCGTGTAATTGATGGCAACAAATATGCGCACCCCCTCATACGGTGACGGGTCGCCCGCCATCGGATATGCCGGCATGTTGTCATTGGTTAACCCTTCAACTTTGTACGCAAACACCCAATCCGCATAACCGGGTTTGTCTGCCGCGATATACGCCGCGAGTGTTGAATATGCGCCCGGCCCGCCCCCGCCAATTCGCGCGTATTCGTTCACATTTCCATAGTTGACAGGATCGTGCTCGCCCAACCGCCACGGAAACAATTGATCATTGGCATAGGAATCAAAATCCAAATGCTCCGGGGTGCCGTTGGTGTAAATTTCGAAAAGAAATTCCGGCGCACGGTTTCCATAGTCCGCCAGTTGTAAATCTTCAAAGACCACATAGCCCAGGTCCATGAATGCGGGTACGTTCCCCACCCCTTCGAACGATTCAATTACGGGGTCCGCAGTGGTTTGGGTGCCATCGTAAACCGTCATTATTCGTTCAAGTGAATCGCTCGCGCCCAGCGAGCGCATCATTTCTTCCAGCATTGCCGCGATTGCCTCGCCTATCGCTGTTCCGTTATTGCGATCATGCGCCGCATCTATAACGTCCTGGTGTGGACGTTTGCGCGTGTATATCAATTTGCCGTTGGCCCAAATTCGGCGGATGCCTTGAAACGCGCGGGTGCCCGGCGTTGCGGACTCCGCCAGCGCAATGGCCATGCTTTGGGAATACGTGTATGAAATCTGCGTTTGACTGGGCCCGCCTTTGCCGCCTGCGGTGTCTTTGTGTTTTGTTTCCTTTAGATCGCTGGCCCAAATGACGTTGCCGGAGACTGCATACGTACCAAACGCCAACGGCAACGTGGCGCCCACCACGGATGATTGCGCTTTAAGGTCCTCCAGCCGCGGGCCGCGCACCGTGGGCAATGGCAACGGGTCCACGATGGACCCCGCCATATATCCCCAGTAAGCCCCCTTAAGTGCGCCGGCGGGCCCGCCCAGCACAAAGCCAATGATTGCGCCGCCAACCCCGCCGACAATTTGACCGGTGGACATTCAGTACACCACGCCCGGCAACTGCCACGTGGATGCCGTCATGCGCAGCCATCGGCCGCGGTAACCGTGTTCCACCACGCGGCCCATTCTTTCGTTGGAATGAATCAGGGTGGGCCCGGTGCACAATGCGACGTGCGCCGCCTCCCGGGTCCACCGCAGCACCACCAGGGTGCCAGGTCCCGGATGTTCGACTGCCATGCAATGCTCCGCAATGCGGCGGGTCAACATATCGTGCGCCGGGATGCGCCCATAGGGTCCGGTAGTGAAATCCGGGGCCACGATGCCCAACGCTTTACATACCCCCACCACCATTCCAACACAGTCCACCCCATCCCACGTGGTGCCCTGGTGCAAGAATGGACGCCCCACCCATCCGCGCGCCTCCGTCACCACCATACTGGCGTCCACCGTCATACCGGCCCGGACCCGCGCGCCGGTCCGCGCAGCATCTTATAGGCGCCCGGGGTGAATACGCCAAACCCGCGGAACCGCAGCACGTTGTTAAACCGCAGTTTGCAGTCCGTGTCTTTTTCTTTGTTGCATCCCGGGTGCATTGCAAACGTGTCCCCAACCTGGACGGCGGCCGGCATTGGTTCATGCAGTGCAATGGAACCAAACACCGCGCCGACGGCATCCTGTTTAATTTCCCGGGTGTAACCGGCATTCAGTCCGGTGACCCCCACCAGCTTGCCAAATATGTAATCGCCGGCCACTCCGCTGGAGGAATCCACCGCCAGCGAGCACGTAAACAACCGCCGCGACGTGACCGCGGACACGGTGGCGGCCACAATCAATGCCGACGGGTCCACGCCACAGCGTGCGTCCCCAAGCTCCGCATTGCACGTGTCAGAGCACGTGCGCAAAAGTGGCTGCGTCAACCGTTGCGCGAGCCCGCGCACTTCCGCGGTGTATCTGCCCTCACTGGTGCGGCGGATATTCCCAAGGTATGCACCTGGCAACTGCACCTGGCCGCCGTCCGGCGCCGCCCAGTTGCACAGAAACACCTTTAGTGCCGCATCATCAAACAACCCCGCTTCAATGTCCGCGGCAGTCAATCCGGTTATGAATGAGTCCGGGTCCTGCACTCCGTCAATTTCCGAATTGTCCGGCGACAGGTCACCACCCGCGCGCACGGTGCTGGCTGTTATGCCGGACGTGCTCAAATAGGTCCCGGCCAGGGCGCCGGTGGTTATTACCACGTCGCGGTCACACTGGGTGCCGCGCACCACTACACCGTCCTGCCGCGTAACTGCCCAACACACCGTCAGGCTGGTGACTTCACCCGCAATGTGCGCTTGCAGTGGCGCCGGAATGGTGTGCATTAGCTGGCCACCCGCAATTCCCGCAAGGTGAATTGGGCGGACTGTATTCTAAGGTTGGCCACTTCCACCGGGAATTCCGAATCAAATCGCACTGGCACATCAAATTCACCACCCCAGGTGAGAGTCCCGGACGGGGTGAAATTTAGCACCACCAGTCCGGTGGTGTAGTCCACCGTATAGTGCGTGGTTTCTGTTTTCTGCGTGCCATTGTCCGCCACCAGGATTGTGCCCTGCACCGGCTTATATATTTCCCGGCGCTGGCTGTTGCTGCCGGCCACGTAGTCTTTGCACAACTGGTATGCGTCCGGGGACTGCGTGGCGTCCAATATCATGGGTTGGTCCAACGCACTGGGCGTTTCCCCGACGCGGCATGAAAGATAATCCACCGGGTCTCGGAACCGAAAGCCATACGCGCGGCCACCCACAGCGTGATAAAACTCCAATGCCTCTTGGATTTCAGCTTGCACCCGCGGGCCCACCGTTGCGGTGTAACGTGTCAACGGACGCGACCAATTGCGGTTGCGGGTTTCAATTCCGCTGGCCCGTTCAATCACCGTGACCGAATACATGGGCTCCGCCACAAAGCCAAAAGACGGACAGCCCGGAAACCGGGGAGACTCCAGAAACATTAGTTATTCCTCCGGCTGGCCTGGCTGAGTCCGCGTGCGGCCGCCGCCGCAACCTGTTGCTGGGTTGACCGTGACACGGTGCCGGCCGGTGCCGCAATACTGAAATTTTGCACCACGGACGGAATGCCCGCGGACCCGCCAGGGGTGGCCGCCGCCAGCCCGCGCACCGCGCCCGGCATCGCGGCGCCCACCAGTCCGCCGACCGCAAACCGCGGCAACCGCGATTCCAGCGCGCGCAACGTGTCCATGGGTCCATATTGGATACGCTGCAACAGGTTTAATACGCCGGGCTGGCGCACCTTGGCGGCGCTGGTCACAAACTCCCCGCGGTGCACCACGCCGGCCGGTTGCAACGCCGGACCGTCCCCGGTGTACCCGCCGGCCGCATAGCCCGGAATGTATTGGGCTGTGATTTCAATGGGCGCCAGGTCCCCGCCCCCGCCGCCACCCAAGAGTCCGCCCAGCCAGCCCAACGCCCCGCCGCCGGAACCGGACGCCAGGCTGGCCAATGCCTCTTTGGCTTTGTTTATCCAATCGTCAAAGCCGGAAAATATGGCGTCCGCAATCTGCGCGGCAATGGCTTGCGCCGCCATTTGCAACAGCATTTCCCCAAACTTTCGGCCCAACCCGTCAATGCCTTCCGAAAACGGGTCCACCAAAAAGTCCGCCACGATGCCTTGCACGTTCCGCTTTGCTTCATCGGAAAATGCCTGGGCAGACTTTTTGCCAGCCTCCGCAAACGTCCTGTCCACCCCTTCCACCGCAGCTTTGTAGGCTTCCGGGGATAAGTCCCCGCTGGCCAACAGCCGCGCCAATTCCTCCAGCCTCAAACGGTATTCCGTCACCGCATTGCCGGCCGTTATGTAGTCCTCCACGGAATCCGCCACCGCGCGCCCGTAGGTTTCCTGGTCGCTGCTGTTGGCGAATAATTCTTGCAGGTGCTCCAACTCCAGCGCATAGGCTTCCGCCGCGGTCCGGGTGGCATCGTAAATGGATGCTCGTTCCCTTTCCGCGTCCGCCGCCTTTTGCGCGTCAACGGTGGCCTGGTAACCCTCCAGCAAACGCCGGGTCAATTCCTCCTGGCTCAATCCAGTCTCACGCAGCACCTTGGCCAATTCACCCTGGGTGACACTGTAGGCAAATGCCTGTTGCTCCGTCATGCCAATGGTGATTGCTTGCTCTTGCAAGGCTTTAATCTGATCCTCAATTGCCTGCGTGGCGGTGGCGGTTATGTTTGCGTCCACGATGGCGGGCAACGCGGTGCGGAATGGCGCCGCGGCCGCGCCCATGGCGTCCAGTGCTTTGGCCACGTCGCCGGTGGCCACCGAATAGCGCAGCAACTCCGCCTGGGTCATGCCCAGTGTTTCCCGTTGCTGATTCAGTTGCGCAATGAAGTCCTGCACCTTTTTGGTGGCTTGTTCCGTTTCGCGCGCCGCGTCGGATTTGCCGCCACTCTTGCCGGCCAGGGCTTTATTCAACTCCGCCGCGGCGGTGGCTTGGTATCGGTCGTACTCCTTTTGCGTGATGATGTGTTTGACCAACAGCCGGTCCGCGTCCTCCATTGCATCATTGTATTTTTCCTGCGCGGTGGTGATGTCCGCCAGGATTTTGTCGCGCGCCGTCAGGTCATCCGACGTGACCACCTGCAACCCGTTGCCGGGCCCCGCGCGGTTGCGGCCGCCCGGCGGGGTGCCCTTGCTGGTGCGGCCACCCTGCAATTTCCGCAGTGCTTCCGCCTCCGCGTCAATGGCTGCGATTTCCTCCGCAATGCGCCCCTTGTCCACCAGGAAATTGCGCTTGCTGCTGGCCTCCAGTGCATCACGCCGCGCCTGCAATTCCTCAAGTTGCGCGTTGATGCTGAATAGCCTTTCCTCCGTGGCATCGTCAAATTTCCGGCCCAATGCGTGGTCAATGCGCGCGCCAAAGTCCCCCGCCGCGTTGATCCCTTTTGCGAACAACTCTATAACCGGCGCCAGCGCCGCCGCGACGTTGCCCAGCGCCGTTATAACCGTGGTCAGGAAAACGTCCGCAGCCTGTTTAGTTTTCGGGTCCGCGAGTAGCTTGCTGAATTCCTCCAACTTGCGCGTGGCTTCCGGGAGTCCACCCTTTGCCTCCAGCAAGTCACCAAATGCGTTTTTCAACCCAATGAGTGCGCCGCCGAAATTGTTGCGTGCCGATTCGGCCGCGTTGCCAAACGTCGCGTCCAGTGCGTCCAGCATGAACGTCTGCGCGGCGGCCACCTGGCCGGTTTCCATCAAGTTTGCAATCACGTCCTTTTGGGCCGCCGAAAACAATATGCCGGCTTTCGCCAGTCGCGCCATGCCCTTTTCCGGGTCCTCCAGCGCGCGGCCCACCAGCTTGGCCGCGCCGGAAAGGTCCATTTCCATGGCGGTGGCAATGTCCAGCACGGACGCCACGGTGCGGTCAAAGTTGACCCCCTGTATGCTTTTGAACCGCAGCAACAGGGATTCCGCCACCTGGATTGAATCGTCGGTGTAGGTGGTGACGGACTGCAACTGGCCGGACAGGTCCGCTAATTGCTGCGTGGTGCGGCCCGCCGCGCCTCCGTTGGATTTAACCGCGTTGTCCAGTTTGGCAAACGCTTTTTCCGCCTCCGCCGTGGCGGCAATCACTGCGGCAATGGACAGCCCGCCCAACAGTGACGCGCCCAGGGTTTTGAAATCCCCGGCCAGGCTATTGGCACGCGACTTGAGCCCGCGGGCCATTTTGTCAAATTCACGTTGTGACGCATCCGCGCCTTGTTTGAATCCACCCAACCGCATGACCAAATCAAGGGTGAGTGTGCCCAGGCTGCGTGCGGCCATTACTTTTTCACTCCCCGCAATATGTCCATCACGTCCCCCAGGGTGGCGTCCCCTTCATCTTCGGCGGCCAGGTTGGGCATGAAGTCCCGAAACTCTGCCCGCACTCCCATGCTTTTTGCCAGCAACGTGGCGAGCATGGCAAACCCGAATTCCAGCCGCACACCAATATTGAATGTCCCGCGTTTGCGCGAATAGGCGGCCCAATCCTGTGCCTCCGCAAAACTCATGCGCTCGCGGCATTCCTCTATCGTCCGCCCGCCGATTCCACATAACACCAATTCATGCCAAAACTCATCGGTGGGCGTCAGGGTTTTGGGCTTGCCGCCTCCCCCTTTCGGTTTACGGTGTTGAATGCCTCCAGCAACGCGGACGCCAACCCGAAGTCCAGTTGATACGCCTGCGGATAGGTCATTGATTCCTGCCCGTCCACGCCAAACCGGATTGCCTCCGCAATCAGGGTTGCGGTGCGGCTGCGGTCCGGGTCGCGCCCCGCCGCAAACACGCGGTCCAGCCAGCCGCAGGACATGCGCAACACATGCACGGTAAATTCATCCGTGACGGTTTCGCCTGTCTCGGAATCGTCATGTGTCCATGTCACCTGAGTGGGCACCGGTGGGGCTTTCACAAAAGCCCCCTTGGCCCGCAGTTGGTTTAAATCCATGTCGCACCCCCGGTGCTATGTGTTGCGGTGGCCGGTCAGGTCTTGGGCGTCAACAGCGGGAAGCCCGACACCTGTACGGAAATGGTACTGGCCACCACCGCGTTGCCTGAAAAATCAAACGGCACGTCCGACAAGAAACCGTCAAACGTAAGCCAGGACCGCGTAGCCTCCAGCGTCCACAGGCTGGAATCGTTGGTGGGCGCCGCGGTGCCATCGGACCAGCCAATGGCAAACGTCAGGGGCGTGCCCGCCACATACAGTGCGTGCAACCGGACGTGGCTCGCGTCGGACGGGTCAAAATTCACGCCAAACTGTGCCGTGCCGGGAGTGGCCAACCCGGGCTCATACGAGCGCGCCTGATCCTCTAGGCACGTCGTCTCAATCTGATCGCGGGCCGCCGTCAGTCCGGAAATGGACGTGACGCACCCGATTTTGGTGACCACATCCCCGGTGGGATCAATGAACCACATTTCTGTGCCCTGGGTTTTCTTAGCCATTGCTGCTGTCTCCGTTGTTTACTGGGTCCGCTCCACAAACCAATCCACGGTAAACGAGCACCTATATGCGCGCGTTTCCGGGTCCCGCCATTCGCCATTATGCCGCACCACGTGCGCCACGGACTCTATGGCTGCCACCAGTGCCGCGGACACTTCCCGCGCCATGCTGGCCTCTTTCGCATACGTGTCCACCAGGACCGTCACCTGGTCTATGTCGGGCACGTTGCTTATGTAGTTCTCCGGGCCGCCTCCCACCAGTTGCCACACCGCATAGGGCTTTGCGCCCAACTGCGGCGCCTCCCCGAACGGATACAACTGGAACCGGCCCAAGTCATCGGACAGCAACCCTTGCAGGGTGGTGTCCGCGGAGCACAACTCAAATATGGGGGGTTTCATCGTGCACCCCCGCTGGGCGCCGCCGGCGCCGGTGGGAATTGCCGGTCAAGGGTTTTGGTCAAGTCCCCCAGCGCCACGGTGGTTACCGCGTCCACGTTGTCCGCCAGGGCCCGTTGCAAGAATGGCTGCGCCCGCATTTTGGACGTGCCGAATTCCAGAAAACGCCAGTACCACGTATCCCCGCCCGGGTTGCCCTTGTCGCCCCCCGTCGCGTAAGTCTTGCCCGCGCGCCCCTTGCGCACGTTTGCTTTGGTGTGGGCATACTGCGCCGCGCCCCCCATCACACCCACGCGCATGACCACGCCCCCTTGCTGGCGACTCTGCCGCGGGGACCATGCCACCGTGATGTTTTTCTTGACGCTGGTGGGCGTCCACCCGCGGTCAAACTCCGCGGCATTCAGTTGCGCCGCCTGTTGCACCAGGCGCATGGCCACGCGCGCCGCGCGTTTGGCGTCCTTTTTCTGCATATCTTCGGACAGTTTGGACAACCGATTGAGAATCGGCCGCGTGTCACTCATGGCAACCGAAATTTCCGCGTTGGGAGAATGCGCCCACGCCATCAGTGATAATGCTCCGCAATCCACGGCGCCATGCGCCGGGTGGTTTCCAGCCAGGGGTCATGTTTACCATGAAATGCCACCAGCCGCGCACCGGCCGGCAGCCGGCCCCCGTTGGGCACGATGTGGCTGCGGAATGAATACACCCCGTCCGCCGCGGTCCAGGTGCTTTCGCCTTTGCCCAGGCAATGGGTGATCCACCCTTGATCCGAGCCCCGCGCGTTCGCCGCGTGCGCCTCCCGTGGGGACGTGGCGGGGTTGAACCGGTCCCACACCTGGGTGCGCGTGCCGGCCCGCAGCATCATAAAACTGCCGTTATACCAGCACCACGGCGCCGGCCGCCCGGGCTGGACCGATTGCCCGCCCCAAATCACAAAATCATCCGGCCGGTCAAACAACGGGTCCAACGGACCGGTAACCACCGTGTCCAGGTCAAGGCTTACGATCCGTTCCCCGATCAATTCCCGCGCGTCCGCGGCAAACATTCTGAGCCTGCGATAGCATGAAGGATTGTGCGGCCCGGACGGACTGGGCACGTTGGCGTAGTCATTCCACAGCGGAATTATTCTCACTGCCGGGTCAATGCCGGTGGGGTCATCCGTGATGCACGTAAACCGGTGCGGCATGGCCAGGTGCCGGGCCACCATTCTGTGCAAAACATTGACAGTGCCCGGCCCAAAGTGGGACCGATACCCCGGGGGCGGTTTCCATTTCCAGCACACCACGTCAAGCACTTGGGATTTCCTGGTGGTATGGAAATGACAGCACGCGCGGTTTCCAGGTGCGGTCCCACCGCCGCGCCTGGAGCACCTTTTTTTTGCCGGCGTCCTGCGGTTGCTTGCGCAAATATTTGCGGGTGCTGCTGTCGCCCGCGTATTCATGCCGCCGCAGTTCATCCGGCAGCGTCCACACCTGGCCGGCGGCCGCGCACCGGCGCCGCCAGTCGCCGTCCGTGCCATAGAAACCGCTGAGTGCTTCATCATATCCGCCCACGTTCCAAAACTTTTCCCGCGTCATTAGCATGGAATTTGGGTGGGGGTGTATCAGTTCCCCGGTGCTCTCGCGCCTGGACAACCGATAGATGGCGGCCGGATCGTGGGCCCGGATGACCAGGTGCGCGAGCGTGTCCGCCGGCACCATGTGGTCCATGTCCGTCAACAGGCACCAGCCAGGGTGCGCGTGGTGCATTCCGATATTGCGCGCCGCCAGCCAATTCCAGCGCACGTCCACGTCCACCCGAAAGACCACAAGGTTGAAACTGCATTGCGTTTGGGCGCGCACCACCGCGCCGGCGGGGTGGTCCGGGCTGCCATCGTCCACCACGATGACCCGCAGCAACGCCCGCAGGTGCTCCGGATAGGATTCCCACAGGTGCAATTGCCGTTCAAAGAATTGCGGGTTTTCATAGTACGGATATATAAACTGAATGCGCTTTGGGTCCCCGGCTTTCGGAAACACCATGGTCGCATCATCAAAGCCCGGGGCCCCCATTACTGCCACGCCTCCGCGACCCAATGCCAGCGCCGGGCCGCCTCCGCATTCTTGGGTTTCTTGCACAGGATGACACGCGCGCCCGGCGGCCACGCCGGGCCCGGGGCGTCACTGATCCGCGGAAACCATGCGGCCGGCATGACCGCGGCGCCGGGGCACTGTTCCCCTATCCAGTCTTGATCCCCCCACAGCCGGCGGGCCACGCCGGGCACCCACTGCCGGAACAAGTGCGCCTGGCTGCCGTGATCCCACACCATGGCACTGGAATTGAAACGGTGAACACATGCCGTGCCGTCGCGCGGCCGGAAATTGGGGGCGCCGTCCGGGGCCAATGCAAACTCCGCCGGATACTCCACCAGCGGGGTCAAGTCATCCACCACCAGGGTGTCCAGGTCCAGGTAAAGCAACCGCCCGGCCACCGTCAACGTGGGGTCAAATAGCTGCACCTTTGCCCACCACCCTTTGCACCCCGGCGGCACCCGGGCGGGGCGGGTTTCCAGGTCCGCGGGCAACCGCTCCGGGTGGTCCGTCAGGCACACAAACCGGTGTGGCGGCAACGCGCGCCGCGCCATGCTGCGCAACCGCACCACATAGTCCGGGGTGAATGGCACGTGCCCGGCCACCCACACGCACAGCACTGTCAATGTCACAGCCGCACCCCCACCGCATAGCGCCGGCTGGGCCCCGCATTCACAATGGTGAATGAATAGGCTTTGACCCTGGCTAACGCGGCCCGCACCCCGTCTATTTGCAAATCGTCAAACACGCACAGGTCCCCGGCCCGCTGCAATTGCGCCAGGTGTGCCGCGTCCGCCGCCACTGCCGTTTCGCTGTGCTTGCCGTCCACAAACGCAAACCGCACCCGGGTGCCGTTCGCCACGCACTCCCGCAGCAACGCATCCGAGCCACCGCCGCGGAATTCAATGGGGGCGCCCGGGGCCGCAAACCTGGAAACGTATTCCGGCACCGTCCACAACGCGCCGTCCGCCTCCGCCACACTGTTGCGGGGCACGCGCGCCAGCGGGTCCACCGCGTCCACGGACACTATGCGCCGGTGCACCATGCCGTCCGACACTGCCCAGGACAGCACCACCGCGGAGAATCCTTTGGCTGTGCCTATGTCCAGGAACACGCCCGCCCCGGTGCTCTCCGCGATCAACTCACGTGCCAGCGCATAGATGACCCGCCCGTGCTGCCAGTTGGGCGGGTTGACTTTGTGCGGGCACGCCAGCACGCGCGCGGCCGCCTCCAGCTTGGCGCGGTTGACCGCATAGCCGCAGGATGCCTCCAGCGCAGTGACTTCCGCATAGCTGCGTGTGCACTCCGCCAGGAAAATTTCCGAATAGTCCGCGGCTGTTTTCATTTTGAAAGGGGCACGTAAATGTCATCACCGTGAATGCGCACCACTTTCCGGTAACTGTGCAACCCGAACCACTTGGCCAATTGCTTTTTGTCGCTGCCGTAGTGCCGGGCATTGCCGTTGCTCTCCACCGCAATGGTGGGCTGGCAGCGTGCAACGGTCTTTTCCGCACCGCGTAATGCGTTCAATTCGTACCCTTCAATATCCAGGTAAATCAAATTGAGTGCCGGCAATTCCAAGTCATCAATAAGAATCTGCGGAGTGTCGCCGGCGCCGGCCACGTAGGTCAACCCCTCATGGACTGCGCGCCCGCTATCGTCCCGGCGTCCACATTCCATGCGCACCGGGTCCCGCGAGCACCCCAGCGCCGCGCACACCGGCACAATGTTGGCCTCCGGTGCGTTGTGCTCCAGTTGCGCAAATAGCACCTTGTCCGGTTCGAACGTGAACACCTGGCGGAATTCCTCCGCCAATCGTTTGGCGAATAGTCCCAGGTTGCCACCCGCCTGGATTGCCGCCTTGCGTCCTTTGGTGTGGCGCAACGCCAGGTCCAATGAGTAAAGGTCGCGCACGTTCCACTTGAGACACGCACGCGTGCCCTGCATCCCGGCCCAATCCCAGTTGGGGCGATAGCCCGCAAACACCTTGTCCAATTTGCTCATGCGGATTTGCCCACCTGCCACACGGTGTTGGCGTCCACCGTGAATGCACGCCCAAACTTTTCCGTAACCGCCTGGACAACGCCGGGATATTTCGGGGCAAAGTCATGTCCGCCAAACCACCCGCCCACCCGCACCTTGGGCCACCACAGCCGCAAGTCCGAGCGCACGCACCCATATTTGTGGCCAGCGTCCAAATAGATAAAATCCAGGCTGCGGTCCGGTATGAAATTGGACGCCAGGGCGGTGGTGCAAGGGTGCACCGTGCACCGGTCCGCATACTCCCGGCCAATTTCCGCCAACCGTTCGCGCCGGTCCTCCCGCGCGAAATGGTCCACGCCAATCAAATGCAAGTCCGGGACCCCGCGCAACAGCATTTCAAACAGGGTGCCGGACCCCAACCCGAGCATGGCGCCGCGCCGCCAGCCGGCGGCCGCCACTTTCGCCACCATGCTTTCCCGGTGGTTCATCCTTCATTGGTTCCCACGGTACACGGTGCGGTCACGTATTCCGCGCCGCTTTCCTTGTCCGCCAGGAATCCGGCGGGGTTGTATATCGTCGCACCCTGCACAATCCGCATGGTGGGGGTGAGCCCCGGCAGCCAGCGAAACACAATCATGGTGGTGCACTGCGCCACCATTTGTTGCGCCGCGATAAATTCGCGCACACTCATGGGCTCAATGGACGCGGGCACGTCCGCAAACACGGTGGACCACGTGCGGGTCACTTCGCCGGTGTCCGGGTCCTGCGCCTGCACCGGCTTTTGGATGTTGACGCGGTGCCGCAATCGTCCTGCATTAAACATTGGGCAAAGCCTCCGCCAGTGTCATGCGCCGCAGTCCGACCAGTGCGCTTTTTGGGGTGCAGTTGATTAGCTCCACCCCGACCGCCGCCAGGGCTTTGCCCAACTCCGCGAAATTGTTGATCCACGTTGTATAGCGTTGGGGGGAATTGAGTTTCCCGGGGTGGTCGCCAAACCAATGTTTAGACCCTTGCACCTGGCGCATGTCAAACCCGCACAGCAAAATCCGCCGCGCGCCGCGTTGCGCCGCAATGTGCGTGGCCTGGTAACCACTATTCCCGCCGGTCACCACGTGGGTGGGCCGCGGATCATAGGGAATCGCGGTGGACAGTTGCAGCGAAAGCACTTCGGGGAACGGCAGCACGTCGCGCACCGTCACCTTGTCCCCGGCAAACTTCCGTGCGTCCGCCTGGTACTGCATCCACCACTTGGCGTCCGACGCATAGAGCATATCCGCCCAGGGCGCCAATGCCGGCAGCACCCGCCCGGTGACCGCGTGCACCGTTGGGATTCCCTGATTGTTGACTGCCACCACCCGGCACCGGCCGCGCACCATGCCCGCCACTTCCGCGGACATGCTGGGCCCGGATGCCAGAATGGCCACCGTGTCCCCGTCCCAGTCCCGTGGAATGGTCCACGGGGTGGTCATGCCAGCCCCGGGTCCCGCAGTGGATACAGCAACGCGACAATGGCCGGCGGCAAGTAACCCGGTTTCCACAGGTCCGACGTGCCCTCACGGTCCGCAAACATGAGTCCCACCAGCAACAGCGTAGCCTGTTGCACCACGTAGGGGGTTTGCGGAATGTCGCTGGAGTCCGTGACCACTTCGCCGCTGGAATCTATGAATTCCTCCGCGGCATCCTTCAAATAATTGATAACGGCGCCACTGGCCGCGTGCACCAGTAGCGTTATGGTTTCGTCCTCGGCATCGTGCGCCGTTCGCACCTGTGCTTTGGCCTGGTCCAGTGTCACTAGCATGGTCACCGGAATTTACCCCCGTCCGGCGCCAACACCGTCAGGTCACGCCCGGGCCGCCCCTCCGGGCCTGGGTCACCCTTCACGCCCGGCTGCCCGTCGCGCCCGTCGCGCCCGCGTTTCACAATCAGGCGCCAGTCCGTGGCCCGTTCATCCGGCCGCCCCTCCGGTGCATCCTTGAGTGCCAGCCACACGGACCCGCCGCTGGTCACCATGTCGCCCGATTCGTAAGGGTCCCCGGCTTTGAAAATTCCGCGATACAGGGGCACCGGCAGCCGGACCGGGAATTCCCGCATGTGCTCGCCCCGTGCAAAACGCAACGTCAAGGTGCGCTCGCCGTCATAAGCCACCGCCAAGTCATCAAAGCCCAACCCGTCCGCGCCCGGGGCGCCGTCCGCGCCATCCTTGCCGGGCAACCCGTCCCGCCCGGGCAACCCATCCCGGCCGGGCTGGCCCGGGGCGCCCGGCGCACCGTCCTGCCCATTGGTGACCCCGGCCACAGCACGCTCCAGGACCGCGGCCACGCCCGCCAGTTGGTCCAGTTGCCGCACCAGCGGCGCCAGTGCCTCCGCAATGCTGGACTGCACCAGCCCGTCCACAGCGTCCGCCAGGCTCCCGGCAAATTCCGGCACGTCCGTTTTGCGCATCATGCTGCCCTCATTCGGCGCGCGTCCAGGGCTGCGCCCAAGTGCTTGGCCAGGTCCGCCAGGTCCGCCGCGTCCTCCGGGTCCTGTGCCGCGGGGTCCGCGGCCGGATCAACCGGGGGCCCGCCCGGCGGGCCCGTGGGGGGGTCCGGTGCGTCCGGTTCGAATTCCTCCAGCGGGTCCACCATGGTGTCAATTTCCGCGGTACTGAGTGCCGGAAAGGCGGCCGCAATGGCCGCCTTGCCGGACTCCGCGGGCAATTGCCCGGACGCCACCGCCGTCAACAAAGCCTGTAGTGCGGACACCTGGCCTCCATTCATCACGGATGTTTGCACGTCCGCCCCTTCGGTTTGCGCTTTCACGTCGCGCGCCGCCAGGGCTGCCAGGCTGTAATTCTGCTGTTGCAGGTAGGGGGTTTCGCCACCCTTGACCGGTGCGAAATCTTCCTTGCGCCGCGCCTCATTGGGCGCCAGCCACCCGCCCGCGATTGCGTCAGAGTGAGACTTAAACCGCGTGGCTGTGTCCATGCGCAACAGCCCGTCCAAATCCAACTCCGTGCCATAGGACCCGGACGCGGCCACCAGCCCCAACCCTTCATCCAAAGACAGTTCCAGGGATTCAATCAGGGATTGTAGGCACTGGCTGTAATACTGTTGGTTCAACGCTTCGATATTGTTATATGCGGGCATCGGGCCCACCCCGATCATGTACGGGGGCACGTGGAACGTGCTGCACACCGTTTCGGCGGAAAATTTCAGTTGGTCAATCAATTGCGCGTCCACGGCATTGACGGTGAGGCGTTCATATTTGAGCCCGTCCCCCACCACCGCCACGCGGCCGGCATTCTCGCCGGTAAAATTTTCCTCCCAGTGCGTTTTCAACCTGGCCGCGGTGGCGTCCGAAATGGACCCCGGCGCCGTCAGAATGCCGCCCGGCTGCGATTGATTGGCGAAAAACGCACTGGAATTGCGCTGGATATTCACACCCTGCATGGCGGCAATGCCGCACGCATAAATCGGCGTGACGCCCACCAGCGGGTGGAACAACGGCACCATGGGGTCATGGATAATTTCCCGCGCCGGCACCACCACTTGGGTTTCCAGGCTGGCCAGCCGGTCCGTTTTCAATTCATAGAACACGCTGCCGTCATCCGACACCAGGGGCAGCACGCGCGTCGGGTCCAGCACGTACATGGCAACCACCACGCCGCGCGAGTCCCGCGCCTTGAGCACATACGCGTTGCCGTGCATCAACTTGCTCGCAATCCATTGCTCTAGGAATTTGATGCGGTTCTGGAAATGGTTAGGCTTCCGCAATAGCGGACTGAATGCCGGGCTGGTGGTTTCCGTCCACAAGCCGGCCGCATTTTGCTGCATCAACTTGACGCGCAGTTTTCCAATGTCCTGGGCAATCAGGGTGGTGCAAGCAAAGACGGCGGAATATGACAGCACCGTATCACGGTCCACCACCACGTTTTGCTGCCACGCGCCCGCGAATGATTCAAAGATACGGAACCAACTGCGCTGGTCCGCCGGTTCCATTGCCTTTTGGACGGCGGCCCGCGGTGCCCGGGTGATTTCCAGCCCCAGCAACCGCACGGGCTAACCCTCCGCGCGCATATCGCGCCGCCGATAAGCCCGCTTGACCCGCGGCGCCGGCCCGGCGGCCGGTGCCGATTCCTCCGCGACCACCGCGACCCCCAACAGCACAAGGATATTGGCGTCCGTGCTGGATTCCTCAAAATGATCCCCGGGGGCATAGCGTCCCACGCGCCGGATTGCTCGCAATCTCACTTTGGCCATGGCTGCCCCCTGTCCCGGTTAAAGTCCCCGCCCCGGTGTGACCCGGGGCGGGGCAATGTCGCCCGCTGGTCAGGCTGCCGAGTAGGCCGCCGCCACGATCATGGCAACCGCGGCCGCGCGCCTCTTTTTCCAGTTGATGACCCTCTCCGCGCGAATGGCCACACTGTTGGTCTGGAACATGGACACCAGGCTGGCGCCCGTTCCGCTGGTGGCATCCTGCTGCAACGAACCGTCCAGCATTTCAAGGGATGCCTCGCGGCTGGCGTCAATCTGCACGCCACCGTCATCCGCCAGGAACACGTCCGACGCATT